TTCGATATTATCTAGTAAACAATCTAATGATCTTATAGATGTTCTATCAGAAGGTGAAATAGCTGGATTTAAATCACCACTAGAAGCTGGTCTTACTCAAGGTACAGATAAATATAATATTGCAGCATTAAAAGATGTTTTTTTAAATGGAACTCAGGTTTTAAGAAAATCAGCAGATATAAATAAGTTAACCGAAGGGGATTTTAATTTTACGAGAGAGGATATAAGTTTTGAACCTAGATTTGGTACGTCTGATCAAACAGCTTTAGATACTATAAATGAAATAGAATCTGAAACTGCTGTTGGTGTGGAGGTAACAAAAACAACACCTGTATCAAGATCCATATCAAGCGTAGTAGATAAATTGAGAATTACTATTGTCTTTCCTTCTTTACAGGAATTTAATACAGATGATGGTTCAACAAATGGTACACAGGTAAATCTATCTATAAAAATTACGGAAAATGATGGAACAGAACATAGACTTATTGAGGGTACAAAAGGTGCTGTTATTGGTAAAACAAATACACAATATTTTAGAGATTATATTTTAAAAGGATTATCAAGTCTTAATTATCCAATAACTGCCACTGTTACTAGAGTCACAAATGATTCTACTGATACAAATTTGCAGAATAAATTCAGTTGGTCTTCTTTTACAGAAATAATAGCTGAGAAAAGAGCCTATGTTGATATTGCACATGTTGGCTTACGTTTTAATGCTGAATCTTTTCGATCTATACCAAGAAGAACATACAGAATAAGAGGAATAAAGGTAAAAATTCCGCATAATGCAACTGTCAGATCTGATGGTAGTTTGTCTTTCAGTGGTACTTTTAATGGCACGTTAAAAACAGATAAAGAATGGACAAACGATCCCGCATGGGTTTTATACGATATTCTTACTAATACACGATATGGTGCATCAATCCCAGAGACAGCTATAGATAAGTTTGCTTTTTATTCTGCATCTGAATATAATTCAACTCTTATTGATGATGGATCTGGAACAGGAACAACCGAAGCCAGATTTAGCTGCAATGT